ATAGTCAGCCCATTGTTTTTCTTGTTCTACTGCATCTACAAACATTTGAATACATTCTGCTTCTGTTTCTTTAGCAATCTGAATGAAGTCAGGATCATCTTTTGGTAGAAGTTTTAGAAGTGTTTGCGTGGATGCTAAGTGTAGATTTTCATCACGTGCAATTAGCTTGATAATTTTAGCATTGCCTTCCATCTTCTTCAGTTCTGCAAATGCCCATGAACAAGCAAATGAGACATAGAAACGAACTCCTTCAAGGATATTTACGCTCATAAGAGTTTTATAAAGCAACTTTTTAATTTCGTATTTGTCTACAACTACTTCATTTCCATTAACAGTATGTGTGCCTTCACCCAATAGATTAAAGTATGATGTCATATCAATTAGTTGGTCATAGCATTCTGAAATATCATCAGCGCAATCCATAATCTCTTCGATATCCATCATACCATCAAACACTTTAGAAGGGTCTGAATATACATTACGAATGATGTGAGTATATGAACGTGAGTGAATTGTTTCACTAAATGTCCAAGTTTGGATCCATGCTTCTAGTTCTGGAATAGATACTAGTGGACCGAACGCTTCTACTGGCGCACGACCTTGTACACTGTCTAGTAGGATCTGACGCTTTAGATTTGATGTAAAGATATGACGCTCATGGTCTGTAAGATTTTTAAAATCATTACTATCTTTAGTTACATCAACTTCTTCTGGACGCCAGAAGAAACCTAGTTGCTTGTCAGTTAGTTTATCAAACTGTTTATATTTTAGCATGTCAAAACGCTGAATAGCTACTCCGCCATTTGGGTCTAGGAATGCTAGTGCTTTTGTATGATCTGCTTTATTTTTTGAATTGAATACGCTCATAGTTTTCTCTCTTAGTTGTCTCTCTGTTGTTTCATATTTATCATATCGATACCATTAAAATCTTCTTGTATAACTTTGTTTATAAAATACATTTTAGGTTCCCCATCGTATCTTCTAAGCTCTTGATGTTGCACCACGTAATCATCAAGAAATTGTATGTCCCATGGATCATTTGGTCGATTCGTCTTAGTATGAATTTTACGACTATATATTTCTTCTAGTATGATGTAGTGTTTTACTTTGTTATTATTATATAATTTCTTTGACAGCCCTAGTATTTTTTCCTTTTCAATATCATTAGATTCGGTTATTATTTTATTAGATATTTCAATTATTAAATCCTTTTCCATAGACATGACTTTGTTCAGAACTGCGTGAAAATAGTCTATTTCATATAGAGAAACAAGATTATTTACTCCTCCCATTCTAGGAATCATACTATTAGATATATGTACTACACAGTTATGATTTTTTCCACGTTTAATAAAATTATCTAAGAATTCTTTATAATGATCATATGTCATAGTGTGACATAGTTTTATATCATAGAAATGAAACTGTGTGTCAGTATGTTCATAATACCTTTTCTTTAATTTCACGTTAGATATGGATGACGGACTAGTACAATGAGCAAAATAACCAAGACCGTAATTTTTCCCCCCCGGTCCAGGCATTAGTGGTTTAATACATAATCGTTCACCAGTCATGTAGTTTGAAAATTTGAATTCCATATCAAATCACACAAGCATCACAATCTTCATCATCAATGATAGATTGTTCTAGTGGTTCGTCCATCATTTTCGATACGTCAATTTCTCCTTGACCATCGAATGTATTGAAATAGTATAACTGTTTGCCGCCATATTTGTAGAACATGATAAGATGTTGTAGCATCACTGACATAGGAATCTTTTCTTCATCAAAGAATACAGGATTATATGATGTATTAACTGAGATACCTTGATCGATGTACTTCTGCAATACTGCCATAATTTTTAGATATCCTTCTGGTGACTGTTGATCCCATAGTAATTCGTATTTGTTCTTTAGCTTGTGAATACCCGGTACAACTTGCTTTAGGACACCATGCTTAGATTGCTTAACTGACACTAGTGAGCGTGGAGGCTCAATGCCGTTTGTAGAGTTAGAAATCTGTGCTGATGTTTCTGCTGGCATAAGAGCCATCACAGTTGAATTACGAATACCATGCTCTTGTAAGTCTACACGTAGTGTCGCCCAATCTTGACGTTCAACATACGGAGTAAGTTCATCAACATCTAACTTACGTGTGTCCATTGGAACTACACCATCACCGTAACGTGTTTCATCTGTGCCAGAACATTTGCCTTGCTCTTTCGCAAGAGTGTTAGATGCTTTGATTAAGTAGTAGCTCCATGCTTCTGCCCATTCATCTACTAACTCTAAGTCTGGATTTGAATAGTTAGTATCATTCTTAGCTAACCAGTAAGCAAAGTTAATGATACCGATACCCAGTGGTCTGCGCTTTTCAGTTGATAACTGTGCAGCAAGTACTGGATACTTTTGATAATCTAATAGTGCATCTAGCCCACGAATTGACAACTCGCAAGGCTTTTCAAAGTCTGCTGGAGTTTTAATGTTACCCCAATTGATAGCACTTAGTGTACATAGTGAGATTTCACCCTCTTCATCAAAGATGTGTTCTAGTGGCTTTGTCGGTAGATTAATTTCACAGCATAGGTTTGACTGACGAATAGGAGCTAGATCAGGTTTGAATGACCCGTGATCATTAGCATGGTCTACGTTCATCAAATAGATACGACCTGTGTTCTTGCGCTCGTTCATGAATGCAGAGAATAGATCGATTGCTGGAATTGATTTCTTACGAATAGATGTCTTACGTTCTGCTTTCTCATATAGTTCACGGAACTTGTCTTGGTCAGCAAAGAATGCTTCATATAGTCCTGGAACATCGTTAGGAGAGAACAGAGTGATGTTGCCACCAGTCATTAGACGTTCATACATCAACTTGTTAAATTGCACACCGTAGTCTAAGTGACGTACACGGTTGTCTTCAGTGCCTTTGTTGTTCTTTAGAACAAGCATGTCTTCTACTTCTAAATGCCAAAGCGGATAGTACAGAGTTGCTGCACCACCACGAACACCACCTTGTGAACATGACTTAACAGCCGCTTGAAACATTTTGTAGAAAGGGATAACACCAGTGTGTGACGCATCTCCGTTTCGGATCGGAGAATTGATCGCACGTATAGCACCAGCATTAACGCCGATGCCTGCTTTCTGTGAGACATATTTAACGATTGAACTAGATGTCGCATTGATTGAATCAAGCGAGTCACCAGCTTCAATTAGAACACAGGAGGAAAACTGTCTCTGCGGCGTGCGAACGCCTGCCATCACTGGAGTTGGGAGTGAGATATCAAAGTTACTAATTGCATCATAGTAATCTTTTACCCACTTCATACGTGTTTCCTTAGGATAACTTGAAAACAACGTAGCGGCAATTAACATATAAGCCATCTGCGGTGTTTCAAATACATCTTTAGTTACACGATTTTGTACTAGATATTTGCCACGGAATTGTTCCATACCAACATAAGAGATATTGAAATCTCTATCATGTTTGATATAGTTGTTTATTACTTCCCACTCTTCACTAGAGTAGTCTTCAAGTAGTGCAGTATCGTAAAAGCCACGTTCAACATTTTTCTCAATTAATTCTAAAATATGACATGGAGTAAAACTATTATACACCATCTTTCGTAGATGATAGTTTACTAAATTCCCAGCTACCCATTGATAGTTTGGTGTGTCTTCATTAATCAAGTCTGCCGCTGATTTAATCAACGTTTCTTGAATTTCTGAACTTGTGATACCGTCATAAAATTGTATATGAGATTTTATTTCAACCTCACTTGCTGATACACCAGCAATATTATCACAAGCAAAGAACACGACTTTATGCATTTTTTCGAGGTCTAAGACCTCTTTTTTGCCGTCACGTTTTGTTACTTGAATTGTCATTTATTTGTTTCTCCGAAATCGCAATGTATTTAACAACACTGCTTATATCTTAATATCTAGTGTTTATATCGTTGCATCTTCCATGCCTGCTACTCTCAACTTAATAATATTACTTAATTGAAAGTGCTTAATCTCAAATCCCTTGGTTATACCTTGAAACTTGTTTCGTAGTAAGGCTACCTGATTAATAAGTTCTGAGATAGCTACTACTTCTGCTTCGCCGTCTGCATACTTTTCTGCATCCCTACTGCTTAATGCTTTGTTGTAACTCTCTAAATATTTACGCAAGTATTCACTTCTTTTCTTACGTAACTGTATATTTAGATGTTCTAGAATTGCTTCGATTTCCTGCAATTGCCCAAATCGTAGTTCTACAAATCCGGGTAACATCGTTGCATTCTTTTCAACATTGCCATATATTTTTACTTCATTGCGGGCTTCTTGTAATTCACCTTCAAAGTGATCTATACAAGAAGGGATCTTACTCCAGTCCGCAACGATTTTACTATACCAACTCATTCGTCATAATCATCCCAAGAGTCATCGTCTTCATCTTCGTCATAATCGTCTTGAAAATATATATCAAACGCTGTTTCAAGAATCTTATCGTTCTCTGTCATTTCTGCAATGTCTTCTTTCTGAAAACCTACATCATCACATATTTTAATCAATCGTTCTGCTGCATTCATTCGTTCCTTAGCTGGAACTAATACTTTAAATGCTTCCCATATATCGAATACTACGTCTGAGTCTACTGCTGCCATTTTATTTTTACGCCTCGTAAATTGCTGAGTTTGCACCATGTTCAGCACATTCTGCACTGACACAATGACACCTGTTATTTGTCATTTCTCGAACTAGTTCATCAGCAAATTTGTGAGCATGTTCTGCGAACTTCTCAACCCCTACACCATCAAATAATGTAAGCTCTGCTAAACCAGATGATTCTAGTTCACTTAGTTTATACAACAAAGGATCAGCCCTGTCAACAACTACTTTGTGATCAAAGTTATCTTCTAACCACTTCTTCAATGGCTTTAAGCCACCGAAATCAACTACCCAATTGCGTTCATCTAATTCATCGCAACCGAATACAAACTTAAATTGTAAACTATACCCATGCAAGAACTTGCAATGAGAGTGTGCTAACGGCTGTCTAAAAACAGCCGAAAGCCCGATATTATGACCATATGTCTTTGTCGAATAGTACTTAGTCATAATTATACCTCATTAAGTTCTGAGTTTTCGTCTTGAACGATTTCTCCATTAGCATCAGTTTCTAGTGAATCTAGTCCATGCACTTCCGCATCCAAGTCTTCTGTATTCCAATCAGTAATAACTTGGTCTAGTTTTTCATCTGTCCAGTTCTTACGGAACTCAAGAATTTCATCACCAGATTTGGTAGTATACTTTAGACGATTACCTTGCTTCACAAGCAAACCTTTTGCTTCAAAGAATTCAAGTAGACCTGAATAAGGTGACATACCTGTTTCGTATGGAATTTC